ATACTGATTGGGATCAGTTCGACGGATTTATGACTATCTTAAACGATAATAGTGCAACATTAGGCAGTCGATGGATTGATATGGATGCAACAGCGTTTGAAACTGGTGGTGCTTTGGTTGCCGATGGTGCTTTAGGATTGCTTAGACAAATGTGGGAAGCACAAGATGCGGTACTAAGGGGTGTGTCATTAAAGGATAGAAGGTTTTACGTTACTAATACAGTAATTGACAACTACGCTACTACTTTAGAAAACCAAGGAAACATAGAAGGACAAAGGTATATTCAAGATGGGGTTGCCAAATATATGTTTAGAGGTGTTGAATTAGTTGCCGTTCCTGAATGGGATGTTAACTTAGCAGATTCTACAAACCCTCATTTTACCTTAATTGGTAGTAACTTAATTGTTTACACTGCTAAAGATAATTTAGTTTTTGGTTCTGATGTTAGGGCTGGTGAAACTCAATTTAAAACACGTTACGCAGACGATGATGATGAAACGATGAAGATTACCCAAAAATTCAAATTGGGTGCGGAAATCATTCATTTAGAGTTGGTTGTTGCGGCATACTAATATTAATCTAAAGAGGGTTTAAGCGCCCTCTTATTTAAAACAAATAAAAATGGCAGAATTATCAAATGATATTCTCGTAACTTGTGAAGACGAAAACAGAAGAGGCGGTATTAAACGTATCTTTGTGGCAAATAGAGAAAATATTACCTCTTTTACCGCAGGTGTTTTACAAGACTACACGGCCGTAACAATGGATCAGGTTACTGATGTATTTTTCGAAATACAAATAGATGACGAAGGTGCAAGTTATACAGCAGAAGGTAGTCGTGAAAATGGTTCTTCAATGCAAGAACATACAGTCGAGGCGAGAATACCAAAACTAGACAAAACAAAGGCATTAGCATTACAAGAACTATTTACATCTTGTAGGGTGGTAGCAATAATTGAAACTTATATTAGTACAGGCACTTACAACCAAGCGTTTGTAGTTGGGTATGATGAAATATTACTACATGATGCGGCATTAAATGCAAATGTAACAACTACATTAGAGGCAGAATTACAAGGCCAAAACGCTTACACTTTAACAATGAGTGGTAAAAGTGGAGAAATTGCAAGAGAAATGGTAGGTACTATTGATTCTAATGCTAGTGGAACTGTAAATTTTGGTTCTTAATGTATATCGTTAAAGAAATAGGATTAGGAAAGAAAGTGTGTAACCTTGATGGGGTCACACTTCTTTCTGATTCTTTAAGCCAAAAAAAATTAAAAAGATTACACGAACTTAATTGTGAATTTATAGAATATGGCGAACAGCAAGAGCGAGAGGAAACCGAGAAACCAACGGAAGTACCAGCCAAATCAAAGGAAAGTGCCGAAGATAACGGCTCTAGCGTTACAGGACGTAAACAAAACAATAGAAAAGGAACAAGAAAGCCTAAGACAAACTAACTGGTTTCCGTTTTTTAAGGAATCGGAAAACATTTATATTAATGATTTAGCTAAAAGGGCTAAAAGAAGCCCTACTCATGGGGCTATATTACAATCAAAATCAGTTTATACTTCTGGTCAAGGATTTACCTATTTTAAAGATGGTGAAATAATACCGGAAGAAAATTTAGATAATAACTTTATTGATTATATTTCAGAGGTAAATGGAGATAGGCATTCCTTACATTGGATGTTTAGTAAAAATTCCTATGATTATATTTATAGTGGGAACTGTTACATAGAAGTTAAGAGGGGCAAGGAATTTACAAGTGTTTTTTATATGGATGCCTCAAAAGTTAGGGTAAACAAAAAGAACGCTTTTGTTAGTAATTGGTGGGCAGTAATTAAGAATGATCCAAGCCAAATAAGTTTGGATTACCCAGTAGAGACTATTGAGTTATGGAACGGTAAAATAGATACAAAGCAGAAGCACTTTATAATTCACACCAGAAACGATGTACCAGAATATGATTATTATGGTTTACCTGAACATCAACAGGTTCTTAAGTGGGCTGATGTTGAATATAAAATAGTACAATTTAACCTAGATAAATTAAAAAATGGATTCTTTCCGAGTGTGGCTATGAATATTATAGGCACGCCACCAGAAGGAATGACTGAACAGCAATATGTTGAAAATATTAGAGATAAGTTTACCGATGAAGGTAATAACTCTAAAATGATGATTCAAATGGTTGACGGTATCGAACAAGCGATACAGGTAACTGAGTTTAGTGGGGCTAGTGAGGGGGAAATGTTGCAACTTCAAGAAATGGCCAGAGATATGATTATAGCAGGGCATAGGTGGTTTCCTAGTTTGGCAGGTTTTAGTACTGCTGGTTCTTTGGGTAGTAACCAGCAAATAAGAAACGAATATAACATAGCATTAAAAGGTGTTGTTATTCCACAATTTCAAAAGCCGTTATTAAAGACATTTAACGACCTATTAAAGATTGTTGGGTTTGATATTGAGGTAGGGGTTTTAAATGTAGCACCAGTAGGAATAGAGGATCAGTTAGACCCCAAAACAGTATTAACACAAGATGAACAAAGAGAGTTATTAGGGTTTGAGCCTTTAACTGATGAACAAAAAGAAATAAAAGAACCTAAAGAAGCAGAAAAGGAGGTAAAAGAATAATGGCACTAGATACAGAAATGATAACAGTACAAGAGGTGAAAGATATAGCAATCGTAAATTCTAACCTAGACACTGCTTACATAGATCAATATATATTATATTCCCAAAGGTTTTATATTAGGAAATTTTTAGGTAATGATTTTTATGAAGAATTATTAGATCAAATAGAAAATGCTACATTAACAACCGATAATACTAATATATTGGTTTACATTAAAAACGCATTGGCTCATTATATTGTTTATGAAAGTCTACCACAAGTAAGAAACCAAATAGCAAAGGGTGGCGTATTTAATAATTTAAATGCAACTAGTGAGCCAGCGAGCGACTTAAGTTATGGAAACACAAGGCAAGATTATTTAATGAAGGGGGAAAGGTTTAGGGAAGAAATAACCTTTTACATTGAAGACATAAGAGAAACTACGCCAACGTCTTACCCTTTATATTCTGGGAAAAGCGAACAAAGTGGGGGTATAATATTTTATTAAAATTTAAAAAATGGCAATAGGGGGAATAATAAGAGGATCAAAAAAAATAACATCTAACTACACAATAGTAGAACGAGATGAAATAATTTATGTGGATACTTCTGGGGGTGATATTACTTTAACATTAGCAAGGCCAACCAATGATAATATAGTTTATATTAAGAAAGTTGCAAGCGCCAATACTGTTACTATTTTAACTGAAGAAAGCAAGACTATTGATGGGGAAAGTTCTAAGACATTATCTGATAATAATTCTTTTTTAAAGTTGGCTTATTTTGTTGATGGGTCGGAAAATGAATTTAAAATTATTGGGCAGTCTTCGACATCTTTAGGTTATAGTAGTTATGTTGCTAAAATAACACAAGAAAGCACATCCGACCCTACGGCTGTTATAACCAAAAACGATTTAGGTGGTAGTGGAGCATGGACTAGGACAGATGTAGGTGAGTATCTTTTTACTTTGTCTGGTGCTTTTCCAACTGATAGCAAAATATATGTTTTTCAAGGGGCTAAAGAGCCTACTTTTAGGATGGGTTATACCTATCAAAATGCAAATGCCATACAAATATTTGTACAAGATACAACAACTGGAAGCGAACAAGATGATACCCTTACTAACACCCCAATAGAAATAAGAGTTTATAATTGATATGTGGGGTGCTTTACTAATAGGGTCTGGTGTTTGGTCTGTAATGGCTGCGGTTTTAATTTGGTTATTAAACAGAAAAAAGACAAAGGCAGAAGAAAGAAATATTAATGCAAATACTGAAAACTTATCTTTTGATCAAGCGATAGTTATAGGCAATGAACATAAGGACATCGCTAAATATTGGAAAGATCAATTTGCAGGGGCGAACAAAACGATAGAGGACTTAAAAAAATTAGTTGAAGATCAGGGGGTTACTATTAGGGAAATGAATGAAAAAATAGAAATCCTTTTAAGGCGTGATTTTGAAAAAACAAAAACAATAGAAGACCAAAGAAGGAATTTATTAAGATGGGAAGATAATAGTGTTCGATTGGGTGCTATTATAAAAGAAAAAGACAGACAAATATCGGATTTATTTAAAGAATTAGAATCTAAGGAATGAATATTGATGTAAACAAGTTTTCGGCAAACACAAAAAACATAGTTTATTTGGTTTTGTTAATTGGTCAAGCTGCATGGGTTGTATTTATGGTTTTTGCAAATCAAAAAGCAATAGAAACAACTGAATCAAGGAGTGAAAAGAGATATAAAAGAGGTGTAGGTATTGGTAATGATCACGAAAATAGAATAAGAAAATTAGAGGCTTTTGCAAACTATACAAAAGGTAAAAATCAGTAATGGAGATAAATGTTTATAGACATACTTACAACGTAAAGGGCGACAGGAATATTATTGGCGATTTGTTTATAGATGGTCAATTTTTTTGCTACACCTTAGAAGATGAGAGAAGGCCAGACGGCTTAAAGGTTTATGGGGAGACGGCTATACCAGTAGGAACTTATAATGTAAAGGTAACACGCTCTAATAGATTTAAGAGGTTAATGCCTATTTTGTTAGATGTTCCAATGTTTAGTGGTATTAGAATACATGGGGGTAATTCAAGTAAAGATACTTTGGGGTGTATTTTGGTGGCATTTAAAACAGATTATAAAAGGATTTGGAAAACTGCCGAAAAGTTTTTAACTAAAGAACTTAGGGCAGCAATAGATAATGACGATTTTATTACTATCACAATAGAGGATAGATGTTTAACGTATGATAAATATAAAAAACAATTAAAATGAAAGCAAGGATAGATAGGTTTTTAAATAGGTTTATAAGCAAGAAGTTAACAGTGTTTTTATTAGCGACACTATTTATATATTTAGGGAAAATAGACCCTGTTAATTGGGTTAATCTTTCAATGGTTTACATAGGCAGTCAAGCCGCAGTAGATGTTATAAAGCAGCTTAGAAAGTAGTTGAATAATAGCTACTCTAGTTTTTTGGATTTTTTGCCGTTTTTAATAGTTTTTACAGGAATGGCTATTGGTTTTTTTAGTTGTTATTATATTTTGTAAGTTTGAGATATGAAACTAAAAGAAAAAAAGTGTAAATACTGTAAGGGGGTTTTTACGCCCTTTAGGATATTGCAGTCTGTTTGTTCTTTTGAATGTTCTATTTATGAATCAAAAGAAAAAGCAGATCGTAAAAAAGCAAAAGAATGGAGAAAGGAAAAACAGAAAAGAAAGGAGGCTTTAAAAACTAATTCAGATTACGTTAGAGAATTACAAACCATTTTTAATAAGTTTATACGATTAAGAGATAAAGGTAAGACCTGTATAAGTTGTCCAAAATTATTAGGAGTTCCAACATTTACAGATACGGTTTTGGATTTGTATTATGATGGATCATCAAAAAAATATGATGCCGGTCATTATTATTCAACTGGTAGTTATCCTGAGTTAAGATTTAATGAGTTAAATGTTCATGGCCAGTGCGTACATTGTAACCAACATAAAAGAGGTAATTTAATCGAATATTTAGAAGGATTACAAACTAGAATAGGTTTGGTTAAAATTTTAAAATTAAAAGAATTGGCTAATGTGCCTAGAAAACACACAATAGAAGAATTAAAAGGATTAAAAGAATATTATAAAAACAAAATAAAGGAAATTGAAAATAAAGATTAACCATATTATCATTATAATTTTAGGTTTAATTATATTTTATTTAACAACCTGTACCAATAAGCCCCAACCAACTAGGGTAATCACTAAGAAAGAAATAAGAATAGATAGTGTTAGGGTGGTGGACACCATAGAAACCATTTTAAGAGTGCCTATTGCATCCGTTCCAATAGTTGATACGATATATTTAGATGGGTTATTAAACGCTTATATCTATTCTAAAAATGATAGTCTATTATATTATAAAATTAGGGTAGATGCAACCAAAGAACCGTCTAACGTTAGTATTGAATATAATTTAAAAAACTTTACAATATTAGATTCTACCTATATTAGAGATAGTGTTTATGTAAAGGAGCAAATTAAAAAAAGTTTTATGAGTTTTGGGGGTTCAATTATAGCTAATAAAAACACTTTTGGATTAGCACCAGCTTTATTTTATAATCATAAATCTGGCAATAGTTTTGGATTAGGGTATAATATTTTTGGGGGAGAAGTCATGTTAACATATGTAAAGAAAATATCTTTTAGGAAAAAATAGTTATATTTACAACTATCCTAAAATAAAATACTACAAATATGGGTAAGAAAGTTTCTAAATATTCCATTTACGAAAAAATAATAAAACAAATCCATTTTGATAATCATGGGGTAATGGGTGACACCCAAATAGCACTATTATTAATTGAAAGATACCAACTAGGCAATAGCGCATCTTTAGATTCTCTTAGAAAATATATTGGTAAGGTTATAGATAGGACAGAAATACCAAAAGAGTTAAAAGAATCTTGTGTAGATTTTAATGGTGGTAAAGAAAATATATTGATAATTGGAGATTTACACGAGCCTTTTTGTAGGGTTGGATATTTACAATTCTGTAAAGATGTTTATAATAGATTTAATTGTAATAAAGTTATTTTTATAGGTGATATAATTGATAATCATTATTCTAGTTATCACGAAACAAATCCAAATGCATTAGGCGGCATGGATGAGTTAGAGTTGTCTATTCATAAAATAAAGATGTGGTACAATGCTTTTCCCGTTGCTGATGTAATAATAGGAAACCATGATAGAATGATAATGCGAAAGGCTCAAACTTCTTCTATACCTTCGGCTTGGATAAAGCAGTATAAAGATGTTTTGAATACTCCTAATTGGAATTTTGTGGAATCTATTGTTTATAACAAAGTTCTGTATATTCATGGTGAAGGTGGAACAGCTAGAAGTAAAATGAAATCCGAACTACATTCATGCGTTCAGGGTCATTTGCATACTCAGGCTTATTGTGAGCATTTAGTAGGGTCAAACTTTCGTATCTTTGGAATGCAGGTAGGTTGTGGTATAGATCATAGTTCTTATGCTATGGCATACGCCAAGGCAAGCAAAAAACCAGCAATAGGTTGTGGTGTGGTTTTGGCTAATGGGGAAATGCCGATTAATATATTAATGAATTTATGAAAGAAGAATTAACGGATTTAATATTAAAAAAAGTATTATTATTAATGAACACTAATACTACTTACAGGCAGAAAGCCGAATTAATAGCTGAATTAGTTATTGAATATTATGATAAATAAGAAAAAAATACACGGTTTAATAGTTTGTTTGGATAATTTAACCGTAAAAGAAATATGCAAGTACACTTATTTAAGTGAAAAAGAAGTAAACAAACACATAAAACAATTAATAAAAGAAAAAAAGGTTTGTTATTCATAGGTTTTACATACGGGTCTGAGATAGACTTATTAGCACAAACTACAAACGGCAGCACTATCGAATATTATTTTAGTCTTGGTGAACTATTCGAAGATTATGGTAATGATGCTGAATATTCAATAATATATTTAAAAGATGTTGAAATTATATTGGAAGATTTAACCGTTATGAGCTTCAACGATATTGAAATGAACTAAAAAACATTTTTATTTAAATTATTCTAGTTGACTGTCAGCCACTTACGTTTTTTTACATAAAATAATTTTTAAATGTCTGTAATTACAAAAGTAATTACTATATTTGTAATGTATTAAGAAACAAAATAATAATAAATGGAAACTTTAGAACTAGAACAGGATTTTGAATTAGGAAACACGGAAACAAATTTCACGGCTCACTATAATGATTATATAATAACTGGTCAAGTAGAGTGTGATGTTATTTTGGAACATGAAGCAGAGGAAGAAGTGGGT